CCTGCTGTTAGCGTGCGAACTGGATAACGGACAGAGCCGTTGAACCGGTTGGGCTTTTGGTGTGATTGGTACACGCCCCAGTTGCCGGTCACGCCATTGGCAAACGGGGTAATATCGCCCATAGATAAATCAATATTGGCAGTAGCGCCTCGCGTGTAGTTGGCAGTGGCAAAGCCTGTCAGGGACTCAATGGTTCCTGCGCCTACTGTGTGATCCTCAACGACAAAACCTACACGGTCATCAATTGTGACGCCCGTGTTTAGCGCGGTCACATTGATTTGCACGCCTTTATAACTCGGCACGGCCATAGTGCCACCGCTAACGACTGTAAAGCGACCTGCAAAAGTCGCATCAACTTGGCCGAGATGAGTAACTACAGCGCCATCAGCTTCCCATGTGACCCCAGCCAAAAAACTCTGGAAAGGGCCAAATGTGCGAGCCACTCCATTGGGGTTTTTTATCTCTGGCTGTGATCTAAAAAGTGAACCCATGCCAAACACTGTACCGTCCTGATTTACAGTTATTTTTGGACTGTACCCAAACCCTGTAGGGATAAAGCTCAAAGCGTAATCAATCGTGAAGTCAGTTGACATTTCAATAAATGCGGCTGGCTGGGCAGTGTAGGTTGCGCCCGTGCCGACCAGATCAATGCGATCGACGTTGTTTAACTCTTTATTGTCAGCATCCAGATCGCCACCCAAAGCAGGGGTGATGTCCTCGACAACGTTTTGCAATGCGCTGTCAGCAAGATCAAGGGATGCGTTTACTGAAGCATCTAGCCTGCTTTCATCAATCGAACCCGCAATAATGCTTGCACTGATTTGCTGGCCTGAGAGTGTTAAGTCAATCTCAGCCGTATCAAGCACCGTCACAGGGTCATGGCGGTCTGCTGTGTTCAGCGCTATGTCGGCCAGTTCAGCAGCCGTTGCAAATTTGTTAGTAGTGCCGCTGTCGTCAATATCATCAGCGTCTAACACCACAACGCCGGTCTGTCCGTTGACGCTATCTACCGCACCACCGCCACCGCTTGCGCTGATTTCTATCTCATTGGCCGAATCGGTCAGGGTGATGTTTGTCCCTGCCACAAGGGACTTAAACTCAAGGTCATCCAGTGCCTTTTGCTTAAAAACACCATCGCCAGAGCCAACATTTGACGCCGTATTAACACTACCAGTGCCGCCGGAACCCTTCAGGGCATAGCGCTGGTCACCATAAAAAAACCATTTCTTCCAAGTCAATTCCAGCCTCCATCCCTAAACAGGATTTGCGAGGATGACCAACTGACCGGCCTCCCCTGGGAAACTGTGGCCATGCGGTAACTCAGTGCATAGCCGTAGGCATTGACGGTTTTCCACTCACCCCTTGAGCGCTCAGAGCCACCTGATGACCACGGCGAACCCCACGGAGAGCCCCACGGTGAACCCATAGGAGGGACAGGCGTATAGTTGACGGTCGGTGTGTCCGGTATTTCAAAATCTGCGCAGGCGTCTATTACGGCAGCCTGTGAGTTATCCAGTGTGGTGACAGCCCTAACACCGGTTAATTGCTTGTTGTTGGCGCGGCCACTGAGGTAGTTAAACGCGGGAAGTGCGTCTGTTCTGATCGGCTCGCCATCGTCATCATTGCCATACATGGCGATATAGACGTTCCCCGCCGCATCCCCAAAGTAAGGCAGTCCCAGATACTCGCCAAAGGTTGTGCTGTTCCAGCCTGACAGGGTTGACCACGCCATTGTGTTGGTTGATAGCGAATGCTGTACGAACGTATCCGAGCCATTCGGAATGTTGACCAGCACTTGGCGTAATGCGGGGTAAAAATGCACTTCCCAGTCAGATAAATACCCAAAGTTTGTGGCGGCTTCCGTGGCAAGCCCGACGATTTTTCTACCTATACCATCGTCGCGCCAGTCGCCAGACTCCCAAATGACACGGAAATTCACCCAGCCATTACGGGTTAATACGATTTCATCACCGGCTATCGACGCGCCCGAGCGAACCGACAAGGGCGCGCCCATTTCATAACGTCCAATCAGCGCCCAAAAATCCAGCGAACTCGGGTCTGTGCCCTGATACACCAGCGCTTCGCCGGAATCGAATACAAACACTGCATAATCATCCGGCCCATCACCGGCATCAGCAGACCATGTGAAAAACAGCACCAGATTGGCTAAACGACTAACCCATGTGGATAGATCAAAATAGGCCATAGTGCCCTGATATGATCCGGCCTCAGCGTAATAGAATCCTGGCTCGCTTTTCCAATAGATAGCGCGGCCCTTAAACGATCCCACGCCTATCAGCTCATCGGGATCAGCCAAACCTGATGTGAAGTTTATGGCAGAGAGTGTTGTGCCGTTCCACTGTTGTGGAGTATCTGCGCCATTGACCATCAGCAGGCGGTCATTGAATACATCCCACTGCCACTTATCTTCAGTAAAACCGGTGCCTATATCAGACGGACTACCAATAATCGGCAATACACTGCCCGAGGGCGAAAACCCCGAATTCTTAATATCCCCATCAGTGCAGACAATAAACGTATTTCCGTAAGTGATCAGCGTGCCAATAGCATCCGTGCCGTAGTTGGCCATCAACTGACAGCCGCCCCTGACCTTGCAGTCACCGGCATCAGGTATCCAGTTATCGAGGATATACGCATCGCTTTCCGGCATATCGTCTATGCTGGCAAGTCGATTAATGCCCCCAATGGGCGCTTGTATAGATTTAACGCTCACAGCCACATATTCGCTGATGGCGGGAATGGGCCTTCGTCGCTAGGCTCGCCCATTGCCAGTGTCTGTGAGCTGTTATCCGTGGCTTTCACGCTACGGTAGAAGGTTTTGTATTCTTGATAGGCAGACTGCCATTCAAGCCCTTTTGCCCTCATGAATCGCCAGATCACGCCCAACATAAACAGATCATCATCCAGCACCAGCGTGTCATTGTCAGCTGTGAATGTTTTCTGAAACAGCTCCGCTGGCGTGAATACAGGCGCGTTGCTGATGTAGAAAATACGCAGCACTTCACCTGGGCTTGGGTCTAGGATTTCAAGCTGTCCACCATCAATACGCACACGATGACGCAGGCCAGAGGACACCCCCCGAGCTAAATAGTATTGCCACACTTCATCAGTGGTAGGAAAGTCAGCCTTACGGGTTTCAGTCCATGCCGTATCAGGGATAAACTGCCGATAGTCTGCTGGCAGGTCGTACTTGTTTGCAGAGGTCATTGTGATGGTGGCATCCTTACGCAAGGCTTGCCATTCATCTTTAGACAGCGTGTTTACTTCCCGATTAGCTAATGCAACTAACTGCCTGGCCTCTTGGGTTGTACTGCCTATAAATTCCTCTAGCTGATCAAACCCCGTTTCCGACAGTACCTGATTCAGCATCTCCTTCAGCGTCATCTTTCTTTACCCTCTTACGCTTCTTGGGTTTGCTCACAGGCTCGGCAAGGTCAGGCCATTCTTCCAGCATGGATTCGTGAAATTTCTTCACCACGACAGTTTTGGAATCGAGCTTCATCTCGACCATGCCACCATCAATCCGCGTTGCGCTGGGTTTAAACTTCTTGGCCATCATCAGACTCCGATAGTTGTACAAACATTCTGGCTTGCTTCCACATGCCGATTAAATGCTCCGCTGGCGGTTCATCCAGCAATGCCAACCCCTCTACCGTATCAACACCCATTGCCCTTAATTCAAATTCAAAGGCGGTCTTGTGGGCGGGTAGTTGGGTCAGTCCTGTACCTTCATCGGATTGTTTCACCCCTTGCTGGAATCGCTTCCATGCTTCAGGGTGATCCAACTTATCTTGCTCGGTCGCCTCGCGTGAGCGCCAATCGCGGACGCCAGGGGCTTTCAGAGAGAAATAGACAGTGGGTTCCCACTTGCCTATGCCCACCTTTTTGGCGTGTTCGTAGAACTCCGCTCGCAGAGGTGGGCCATCCTCAACTACTCGCCCCTGAACAATCCGCAGTTCACCCATTAGGCGATATTACCCACGATCACACCCTGTCGAGCGCGGTTGGACATGGTTAAGTTACCCATAAGCCAAACAGGTACAACGGTGTAGTCAGCGTTTGTAACTTCACGCGATTTGCCCACGGTAAACTTGCGCTTGGGCGTGCACTGCATATACAGATAGTCGGAGTTGATGAAGTACATACGGCCACCACCACCAACACCCGCAGGACACTGCTCATCAGCGATCACATCAGCGGTCTTGTACTTCAACGCCTCAAAGCCAGCGGCTGCTTTTTTCGAGTTGTTGGTAAAGCGCTGATACTGCTGTAAGGATTCCTCGTATGCGGTATAAGCCACATAATCAGCAGGGATCAAGTCCACCGCGTCCTTACCACGCCGACAGGCCAGCCACATATCATTCATGGCACCGGTGACGTTCGCAGAGGTCAGACCACCCGACACAGTGGCAGTCTGGTTGCGCCAGAAAGCGTTAGCCGCCTGGTCAATACCGCCTACAGTGCCAGCCGCTGTAGGATCATCGGCGATCAGTAGTTGCAGGCCGCCAAACTCCTTGCCGCTAGTGCCTGTGCCATCTGAGTAGATAGATGCGCCTGCATCGTTCTTGAGGGTCATTTCCAGAACGTCAATGCGTGACTTGATCAGGTTCAGCGCCGCATACTTGCCGCTGTTCTTGATCGCCTCAGCGCCAGAGATCATTGCGAAGCCGCCCAACTGTTTCCAGTCATACTCGGCAGCGTCAATCTGGTCTGATTGCTCTGTGATGGTGAAGGTTTCGTACCCGTCATAGAACTTCGCAGAGCTGTTTTCAGCGTATGCAATAGGCTCTACCAGCGTGCGGCCACCAGTGGCGCTCTTGAAATGGCCTTTTTCCTGAAGGGTAGACAACAGAAAGTTGTCATTGGTGATGTTATCGCCCATTGAAGGGTTGCGATTTCGCAGCGTAGTTGCCACGATTTCGCCAAGGTTCAAAGCACTCATTTATTGAGTCTCCTAATCATAGCCGGCTTCCTCCAGCATTCGGAGGGTTTCGGCATCTTGGTTTGTCGTAGGTGAACCGGTTGGGGCATCGCCCGTCACGGTCTTGCTTGCGTTCTTCGCCTTCTGGACGGTCGCCTGAGCTTGCTTGGACTGCTGCTGGACTTGAGCCTTAAAGAACGGATGGCCTTTCATTTTCTCCATTGCGACCTCATAGGCAGATAGAACATCTACCGCCTGCCCTGACTGGACAGCATTGGTCATATGGATTAAAACGGTGTCATCCGTAATGTAGGGGTACTTCAAGTTGCCGCTATCATCCTGCAAACTGGCGTACTGTTGAATTTGCTGAACTGCTTGTTGCTGTACAGCCTGCTGCTGTTGCTGGGCAGACTGTTGTCGTTGGCGCTCTTGCTCCTCGCGCCATCCCTTTAACTCTTGCAGCTCCGTTTGAAGTGCGCGGGTTTGAGGGTCTACATAGGGCTGGTCTTGAATGGTTTGTTCAAGATTCACCCCATATTCTTGAGCTAAACGGGTCAGCGCTTGGCTCGGGTTTTCTCTCAGGTCTTTCTCAAGGGCTACCAGCCGCCGTACACCCGCAGACGGGCTTAGTGCCTGCCTGTCCCATTCAGGGACAAGTGGTGCTATCAGTTCCTGGAATCCCGTCATAGCGCCCTTGACGTTTTCAAGCTCTGCCCTGCGCTGCTCAAAACCTGACTGTACAAGGCGTTCACGCTCCATCCACGCTTCCTGCTGGGAGCGATTGAATGTGGTAAACACTTCCTTAATGTTGTCAGGCCAATGCTGCTGCGGTTCTAGCAGATCCTCTGGCGTGTCATCTACCGGATCGGTAACGTCAGCAGGCTCTTGCGCGGCTTCGGGCTGCTCAGACTCCTGCTCAGGCTCTGCCGTTTGCTCTGCTTTTTGCTCTACTTCGGGCTGATCCTCGACACCTTCCAGTTGATCGTGGACTTCATCCCATGCAGCTTCCGCCGCTTCCTCGAATGTTACTGCTTCGGCTGGTTCTGCCATCAGAATGCCTATGTAGTGTTTGAGTACATGTCGTTATACGCTACATAGAAGATAGGCAGAATTAATCATGATGCGCAACAGGTAAATTTATTATAAAGTAAATTTATGAACCGCAGCTATAGAGCCATTATCAACTCTCGGAAAAATGTAGAGCCTTGTTATTATACTGGGTCTCGCCAACAATATATTGGCGTTGCAAATCGGTTAAGTCAATGTCGCGGAAACTTCCGTATTGGGAGTGCCGCGCACAGAAAACTTGCAAAAACTCTACCGAGGGGATTTAGAGGGCCACCACCTGGATAAAAAAAGGGGCCGGAGCCCCAAGGGACGCAAGGGTTGCGTTATCGGTATCCGTTATGGTGTTTTACCTGATCAGCGCTAGAATGCTCGCGCAGATCGTGCTGTTTCATGATCTCTCTACGCTTCTTTTTGGAGTCTACCCACTGGTCAGTGACAGGGCACTGATAGCCAGGGAAGTCAGCAGCGCCCATAACACGCCCAAATCCCGTGCCACCGCTAATTTTCATACGGGTTTCAGCGCCGCATTCCTCGCATTCGCAAGAATCGTACCTGTTTGCCATAGGCCGAGATTTGGTGGTAATGTGATTGCAGGTTAAACAACGGTATTCGTAAATCATGTTTGAACTTATCCTAGCTGGTATCGTCCTTTTCGCCCTATATCAAGGCGCACATACTGGCATCACGCTACTTAGGCGCAGGCGTTACATTAAATCTCGACGCACAAGGTCATAGAGAGCCTGGAACTGCCCGTCTGGCGTGTTGCCCTGAAGTTCATCGACGGCATCGACCACGTAATCTGTCGCAATGTCCGCAAGGCCACCGCCTCGCGTTGCAGCTCGTGTACCCTTTGCCACTTCTGACGCAAAGCTAAATGGTGCCAATGTAGAGTCGGGGTATATTTTTTCCAGGGTATCAACAAACTTCCCCAACACCCTCAAGTCATCGTCAATACTAAC